AACCTGTATAGTTGCCTGTACCCGTACCCATTTCTAATGTAATAGAGTATGCTGAATCTGCCACAATACCATCAATGTCTGGCATACCTGTGTTGACGATTTCCTGTGAGTACTTGAATTTCTCCATCTCTAACTCATAGAAGTATGGATGCTTTCTACCCAACATAAAGAAGTCTTTGGTCTGGTTAACAAACTTAATCTCATACAATTCACCAGTACCATTTAAGAATGGAATATAAACCAGGTCACCTTCAAGTGGTCTGGTTAAAAATGCTGGCATTCTTTGGTTAAAAGAACGTTTAGACATAACCACAGAAACTTGGTTCTTAATCTCTAGACCAAACTTAGAAAAGAATTCTTTTTCGCCTAGATACTCACCGTTATTCTGTAAGTACATCTCAATAGGAAATGCAGAACTAAACTTCTTAACAGGATCTTCACCGTATAGTAAGTCTCTTGCCTGATTATTTGTGTTTGGACAATAAAATGAATCGAATCCCATTATACGGATTGATTCCACGATTATATCTTCAATTACTCTTTGTTCCGAAAGGCTTCCATAATTGTTAAAATAATTACTGGTTGCCATAAGTCCATCCTTTAAATTTTTGGCTATTTGATTTTATTCTATAATGGACTGTTGCTTTTGAATTTAAATTATATTTTTCCATAACTTCGGATAATCCCAAATATTCCACACCATCGATAATATATTTCATTGAAAATTTTTCATGCAAATATTTTCCAATTTCTGGCCTTTTTTTGCCAAAATTTGGATTATTTGATCCTTTATAATTTCTTCTAGTGTATGTTCCTATTGGTATTTTGCCTTTTTTTGATGAACTTATAGCTTCACAGTGTTCTTTTGTTCTTTTATGGTTTTTTAATTTTTCTTTTATTAATTTTTTAGTTTCTTCACTATGGAATTTACAGAAAAAATTACCATCTCCGTTATGCATATTGTAATATTTTGAATTTTTAGCTGCATCAATTTCATGTAATAGTTTTGTTTCTTTTTTAATCATATTTTCATATGAACCAAATTCTAAAATTTCTCGGCAAAAATCGTGAGGTCTTTTTTTATATTCCTCTTTAACAATTTTCGAAGAACAAATATATCCATCATCGGGTTCGCCTTTGTGGACACCAATGTAATACATATTTTTGGACTTATCTATCCATTTATATAAAAAAGCTTCTTGTTTCATATTTACCATTAGTTCATGAACCACTCCAAAGGGGAAAAATTCTCAACGGACATTTGTTCTCTTAGCTTCTGAATTTCATCAGCAGCTTCTTTCTGAATCTTTTGACCGTCTAATGTAACACCACCTGGTAATTGTAGACCAGCAAACTTAGACAGGTTATTACCCCATTGTTGTTTGATAAGTGCTGTTGAATATTCTTTTAACCAACGGTCATTCCATACCAAACCGTATTGGTCTGGATCAATAACGGCATAACATTCTGATACCACAACTTGACCTACTGGTGCTTCTTGCATACCCCAAGCCCAATCAATATACAGTCTCTGCATATGCCTTTGAAATCTGATGGGAACTTCACCGGTGAACTGTAACTCTAATGAACGTAGATGTTGTTGAGTTAAAGTGTAGTTAATGTAGGATGCTGATGTGAAGTCATACAACTCATTTAAACGAAGTTGGTATCTCAAGTCAAACATATTGGTGTTGGCTTGTGAATCATCCAATGGGAAAATACGGGAAATACCAGCAATTTCTAAAGGAGTATTGGCGGTATCTACCGCTTGAGATGCGTCTAGATATCTGTTGTTGATATCATCTTGTGTGATGGTATGAATCCAATAGACTTTCTGTAGACCATCAAAGTGATAATCTTGGAAATATTGTAAGGCATCGTCAATACGGTCCTGAACCTGGTCGTCATCAACGTTAATCTCAATAACTGGAAATCCCAGTTTCTTAAGACAGTAGGTTGTGAAGTCGGTTCTGTTTGTTATATTGGCCATTTAAGTCTCCTATTAGGATATTTATCCTAGGGCTATTGAGAAAGCCAAGGCAGTAGAAACAGCAACATATACGGCGTTAGATGTGGCCGCATTGGCAGATGAGTTTGAAGATATGGAATCACTCAGAGTTATTGAACCACCGCCAGTTGATATTGGATTACCGTTGGCTGCATAATACAAACCATTGGTGTATATCGAATTGGCATATACGTTACCTGTGGCAGCAATACCACCCCTAACTGTCAATGCACCAGTCGTATTTGAAGAAGATGCCGTATTCGGAGCATTGAAGTTGGCAACTACGTTAGATGAGTTATAACCACCTACAAATATCTTTAAGTTTGTACCTGGTGTATATGTACCAATAATCAGGTTTGAACCGTTGGCATACAAATAACCATCGCCTGGTTGTGAAGCCGTAAAGTTATTCAGTACCACGTTATAGGCGGCACTTGTGATACCCATATCAATATAGTTATTGGTATCGGTACCTAAGTTATTGTATAGTGCTAAGTCTGTAGATGAGTTCTGTGTGTTAGCAAAGTTTTGTCCACCAATCTGAATAGACTGGTCGGTGTTACCTGAGAATAGACCTAATGTGTATAGGTGATTATAGGTGTTTGTTGTGTCTTGAACTAACTGACTTTGTGTTACATATACAGTAGAAGTTGGTGAGTTGGCAATAAAAGTATTAGCGTATATATTGTTAGCACCAGTAATATTGCCACCAACGCCTGCGCCTGTTGTTATATTACCCGAAACAGTAATATTATTAGATAGTGTAATTGATACTGATTTTGATGTTGAGTTACCTGTGATAACAATATTATTACCAGGATTAAAACTCAATGTATCGTTGGCTACTGTAGTAAGTATTAGTGTGCCGTTAGCATTTGCTGTGGCAAAAGACGGACCGTTGTTTTGACCGTAGAAGTACGAAACGGTACCAGATGAGTTGAGGTAGAACAGTTTACCATCGGCGTAGTTCAGCGCCGTTTCACCTACATTAAGTGAAACTGGTGTACGTCCAGTTGTACTGGACTTTTTTAACTGAATAACTGTATTTGCTATTGCCATTTATTTACTTTAAAAACTACCACCATCTTCTATTATGACATCCAAACCGGCTGGTTCTTCAGGCTTCTTATTCAAATCGTCAATCTTTTTTCGCTTGGCAGGAGTTAATTGTAAATAGGCAATCTTATCGGTCAATTCTTTAATCTTATTTTCATATTCATCACGAACTTGTTGAGTTTCTTCTCTTGCTTTCAACAACTCGGATCTAAATGTATCAACATGATTTGCTTGATGCTTAATATTCTCATACTCAGCCTTCATAGAACCTAACCTAGAAATTTCTTGGTTCAATTCATTAATCTTAGCCTCATAATTTGTATTATCAAGTTGTGCTTCTAGTTCTAGCACTTTCTCATTTAATTGACCTATTGCCACATCACTTATTCTAGCATTTGCTTGTAACGATATATTTTTTTGTATTGCATCGGTTAATGTACTTGTCATTATCTCAATGTAATAATCAAAATATGTTTTATCCATATCAAACTCCTATTATATATTAATTATATAGTTGATTTTTTTAAACAAGATTCACTCATTTTTATTTTTTAAAAACTACCACCGTCCATTGTTGTTGTCCATACAGGAACACCGGCGTTGGTGACTGTTAACATTTGATTACTAAAAGTTTGGTCTGAAGTACCTGCAGCTGCCGTAACTTGAATAGCACCTGTACCGTTACCGTATGTGATACCGTTTGTAGTAAATGTTGCTGCGCCTGTACCGCCTTGTGATACAGTTAAACCAGAAATTGGTTGCCATGAAGCTGCTGTGGTTCTACCATAAGCGTCAACACTTAATGCTGCTAGAGTTGAGTTTGTACCATATGTACCTGTGTTAGCATATGATGAGTTGGCCAAAGCGTTCATTGGACCTGTACCACCACCAATAATCAACTGACCTGTAGCAAATGTAGCTTGACCAGTACCACCTTGAGATACTGTTAGACCAGAAATTGGTTGCCATGCGGCTGCCGTAGTTCTACCATAAGCATCAACAGTTAAACCAGCAAGTGTTGAGTTTGTACCGTATGTGCCTGTGTTAGAATAAGAACTGTTAGCAAGTGAAATTAATGATGTTGTACCATTACCAATTACGATTTGACCGTTGGTAAATGATGTAGCACCAGTACCGCCAGATGTTAATGCTAACGGATTAGTTAATGATAATGTACCAATCGTAGCAGTCGTAATGTTTGCTGAAGAAGCATTTGCCTGTGGTGCAATGATGTTAGCATACAATGTTGCTGTGTTGGCAGTAGTGAATAAGTTATTAGCAACTGTGTTACCGGTTACAGAACTTGAATTTACACCAGAGAACAAATAGTAACCTTTGTTACCAGCATCACGAACCAAACCAGTTGATACGTTAGCAGAACCGTTATTGTATGTACCTACAAAACCGATATCTAATACATCACCTACTGTGTTGTTAGCGGCAAGGTGTAATAGTGAAGATGTTGATTGAGAAATTGATGTGTTGACATATGTTACAGCACCAGTAACAATCAAGTTACCAGAAATCTGTACGTCTGTACCAATTGATTGTGGACCACCAGATGTATTGGCACGAACTAATGTGTTGTCTACACCAAAATAAACTGTTTCGTTATTTGGTCCAACATAAGTTGTAATACCAGAGTTTGTGTTGGCCTTGAATGTTAGTGTAGAACCACCGTTAACTGTGTTACTGTTTACACTATCAGATACTGTGAATGATGTCTGAATACCAGCAGATGAAACGGATAAGATACGACCGTTGGCACCGTATTGAATAACTGGAACAGATGAAGAAGAACCAACTGTACCAGCAGATAGACCGCCTACGTTGTTTAGTGAAGCATTAAGTGTAACACCAGCAGAACCGTTGAAACCAACAGCAGATGCCGTGATATCACCACCAGAAACTGAGAAGTTTTGTGAGTTGGTTAATGTGTCAGCGGTGTTGGCATCACCATATAATCTACCAAAGAAAGCACCGTTAGGGTCTCTTTTAACTAAAGTAGATGCTGTGTTAGACTGAGTGGCATTATTAACGGCAGTATAAGTATTGTAACCACCGATAGCAACTACACCGTCACCTGTTGGAGAACCAATAAAGAAGTTATTGGAACTATATGAATAACCAATTTCACCCTGTTTGAATGATGTTGGTGTAGCAGTCGTTAACGAACGTCTGACTAGAATACTTGTATTGGAAATAGCCATCTTAGGACCTTTTTATTATTATAGGGTATTTATTAAAATCCACCACCGTCAATGGTAATGGCATTTGCCGTAAAATTGTTGGTGGTTAAACTAATACCGTTGGCAAATACATTCCCGGACACTCCTACACCACCCAAAACAATAAGAGAACCTGTATTTGTACTTGTCGATGAGATATTGGCATTTGCCGTTAATTTACCTGCCACAATTTCTTGTTGGTTTACAATTTCGGTATTGACAGATGTTGTAGTGCCGAGTACGGCCAGATTACCGGAAATTGTTAAGTTGCCGCCAAATGTTCCTGATGTATTGGCTAAAGCGTTGTTTGCTTTATTAGAAGCATAGTTGGCAATATTGGTTGCATCATTAATTTGAGAAATATAGTCGGAACTAAATGCAGTACCTTGTAATGTATTGTCGGGAAATGATATTGTACCGTCTGTATTAAAAAACCAACTTGGAGGATATTGTTGAGTATCACCGGCCTGTAAAAGGATTTGGCCGTTTGCATATACTACAGCTATACCACCATCTTCTAAGTATAAACCTGTTGTATCATTTAAGGTATTTGCCTGTACAACAATAGTGGTTGATCCAGTAGAAATTGCAGAATTACCGACAGGGGTAAATAGTATACTACCTGGTACTGTAAAGTTATTACTAGAATCTAGTATCGCCTGACCATTAGACGTACTGATTAATCTATCACCGTGTACATTGGCAACTGCTTCTTCTGCCAGAGCAATAGCAGTATTAGATTGTGCTAACGCAGTATTCGCCAGATTCAAGGCTTCTTGAGCAAGAGCGCCTGAAGCACCAACGAACTGTGAGGATGATTGAACAACCTGTTGGTTCTGTGGATTAACCCTTACATTGATTGTTTGAATTGGCGATACGGTTACTGGCATTATAGATCCGTTTCTTCATCCGTATTAGTATTTGGTGGAGAACCTGGTGGAATACCTCTCACATTGGTTACACCTGGCGCCACAAATATTTGACCTTCTAAAACTCTAGTGACTACACCATATTGGTCTGTGATAACCACATCATATACCAATTTACCTGATGGTACATTGGCAGTTACGGAATTGTTGGCTGATAGTTGTATGATACCGTTAGAAGCATCATAAATGGAAGATGTGAATTGTAGAATCACATTACTTGAGTAATATGACTTCTTTGCTTGAGAGTTTACTGAGAACCCGTAGAGATTGTATGCGCTACCGTTAGAGGAGTCTAAGGTAATTAAAGTTTGAAAAGTTGTCCCTTGTTCAAGGTACTGGTTGGAATAGGCAGCTGACATAGTGTCCTCATAAAAAAATAGTTTTATCTACTATTTAGTTGATGAGGATTTGGTATTACGGTAGTGTAGATATGAAAGTCGTCAAATCGTCACCATTAATGATCCTATTCCTAAACGTAGGATTGCTAGAGCCGTACTGTGCTATTGAAATTGCGTTGGTCATTTCCCTACTGCCTCAAGTTGTGCTTGCGTTGGTTGTGCAAGTGTTGGGTGTTCCCACTTGGCAATGTAGTCACCCTTGCCATCAGAGTCGTTGCGTAATTGAATTGTACCAGTTAGCATAAAATCCTCAACAATTAATTGAGGATAAATTTGCATAATTTTTTCATATAAAGTCATTAAGCACTCCTCACTAAAACACCTTGGAAATACGTTCCATAACTTGTTCCAGCCAAAGTAGCTGCTGCACTTGATGTGCTATATAACTCAATATAATCAGTTGAACCATTGCAATAAACCAAGCAAGTTACTGTTAAGCTAACTGAATTATTGGACAGTATTTCATTGCCAACTTTATATAATGAACCGTTTTTATAAACACTAACAAATATATCGTTACCTGTTCCTGCTGGTCTTATTGCACCTGTTATTTGATAATATCCTGCAACAGTTGGTGTAAATCTATAATTTGTAGTTGCATCAAAATTATTGTTAGTATCAAATTCTTTTGTATTAATTTGGACTTTTGTTGCTACATAGGATGCAGAAGTTGTTTGATTGGTGTTTGCATAGGCACTAAACGCAGGCATATTACCGCTGACCATTGCAGTGCCCGTTACTGCAGGTAAAGTTATATTACCTCCACTTGTAGGTAATGTCGTAAGGTTTGCCAGTTGAGAAGAACCAATAGTGTTATTAGCTACTTGTACATTTGTAACAGTATTATTAGCAATCTGTACATTTGTAACAGCATTATTAGCAATCTGTGAAGTTGTGATTGCTAATGGACCAAAACTGTTTGTATTTAACTGTGATAATGGCATGGTTTAACCTTCGTATTGGATATTGATTGAACCTGCGTCAAATGTGTCTGTGCCGTTTACTGTGGTTATAACTACACGATCAAGAATTCCAGAAAGAGCAATTATTCCGTTTGTGTTTGTTACATAACCACTCACAGTTAATGAAATGTTTGTAGAACATACCCAAGTATTACCGCTAATGTTGTAAATAACGGCAGAACCGTAATTTAAACCTGAAGCATTATTGTTAATCGTTAAAAAGCCAGCACTAAGAGTTCCACCCCCGCTTGAACTTCCTTGAGAATAAAAATTATATTGCCCTGTATATCCTGTTGTAATCACAGAGCCTGAACCAACTTGAATTAATATATTTGATGTTCCACTTGTGCTAACACCATTAAACATTACAGTTACACGTTTAACCCAACTAGGTATTCCAGTAAATGTAATTGCAGTGCCAGATGTAGATGCTTGAGCAGTACCAGAAGTTATCACCCCGCTCATTGGAAGTGCGGCAGTTATTTGAGCTGTACCTATTTGAAAAGCATAAGCGCTTTTAGCCTTGGTAAATCCACCTGTATAAAACTGAATGGCGTTAGTAGATCCTGTGCTATCCGTTGCAATAACTAAGTTACCTGATGTATTTGACCCAGCAGGAGCCGACATCAGTATGTAACCTTCGTTTGGTCCAGTTACAGAGTATGCGGCCTGATTGTATGCCAGACTCGTGATACCCATATCAACCCAACCAGAGGCATCGTTACCATTGGCTGGATAGGCAGTAAAGTCGGCAGAAGTATATGTACCGTTAGCGGTATTATAAACATACTTCTGAATATAGTTGTTTGCTGATTGAATACCACCAGAAACTGGATTGGTAGCACCACTCAATGGTGTTGTAGCGCCGGCACCACTATAAAAAGGTACGTTGGCCATAACTGAACCATTTGGTGTTATGTATAGGTTAGTACCAACATCGGTTGATAGTTGACCAATAATTAGATTTCCTGCCATTATTACACCTTAGGCCAGTTTTGAGTTGTAATAATTGTAACTAATTGGTCTACAGTAGAAGTATTAGCAACTTCTGATACCAATGTGTTACAATAAGAAATAACATTTGCACGATATGAAGTTGTATTAGCATCAACGTTAATGTTACGTTCAGCCTTACGGATAATCATCCAGTCGGTTGGTTGTAACATCTTGTTTGCTGTATCATTAATAGTATTGGTCCAATTTGTTATTAGACCAATAGCATTATTAGCTTTATCATCGTGTAATTGTTTTGGTGTTGTGTTATAAGTACCGTCACTCAATTCTGTAACCCAATAGAAACGGTCATCAGGACGTGCCTGTTGTGTTACTTCAGTAATACCTAATGCAGTCTTTTCTTCTGGTGTTGATAAGTTTAACCAGTTTGCTGGATACTGTACACCATTATGCGTAAATGGGGTATCTGTTCTTAAAATTTGTCCGTTCAGTAAAAACATTTTTATTTTCCTAAATGTTGTATTTGGTTATTTATCAACGTGCCAGTGAGTAGTTAAATGGGTTTTCTGCAAAACAAGCGTAAATGTATGTGCCACCAGATGCGTTGTTGTAACCGCTTGAATTATCTTGACGAATCTTAAAACCATTGCTTACAAAATCAAAATAGTTGGTGGATGCAAAACTACCTTCTACTGTTGTTGCATCAGCAGTAAGGGTTTGATTTCCTACGTTATATGGTGACCTGCTTGTGTCATACATAAACCAATCAGATGTAGAGTCTGTTCGTTTAATCAAAATAAATCGGGGTCTAAAGCCTGTAAAAATGAATGGACCGTCAGTAGACCCGTTGCCTGTATAACTACCAAAAGCACTATATCCTTTTATGGGTGCAAAGCAGTAGGTAACCATTGTGTACCCGCTTCCATTTGTATCTGCTTGAGTTCCTACTGTGAATACAGATGATGTTGGCGCTGTGTTATTCCAAAATGCGGTGTAAGTTCCTGCCGCACCAGCTGTATTTAAATATATATATTGTGTAGCACCTAAAGAAGCATGATAAACGCACCAATATGTTCCCGCTGTATTTCTTGACTTTACAATTACCATGCTAGGAGCAACACCTAACCCATGACCAACAGTAGCGTTAGAACCTGTACCCGTATAAGTAACAACACTAAACCCTGCTGTAGCATTAACACTTACAGTAGATGTTATAGAGCCGTTAGTGTTAGAAGAACCCGTACCACCCGCTTTCCAGTTCCAACCGACATAGGTTTGACCTGAGTCATTTAATCGTTGCGTGTTATCACTACTAAATGTAAATCCATTAGAGTTAAAAGATGTAAAAGATGCAATTGTTGTTTCAGCATCAGTTGTATTAGATAACAAATCTTTGGTGATTCCCCTAACTGAATCAATTAGATTGTTATTAAATGCAAAACTTCTACATTTAATCCATAACAAATCAGGTTGGAATCCAATGCTATTAACTGTGTTTGTAACAGTTAAAGACGCACCAGTTCCCGTGTAAGTCGTAGCAGCCATATAAGCAGCACCATTCTTAATAGTAGGCGTAGGTAGGTTATATGTGTTTAGGGCTACAAAGCCTGTTGGGGGTGTGTAGGTGAATGGTTGTTGTCCAAAATTCCAATATTGAGGATTTGTTGCGCTGTTGCTACCAGCAGCAATGTTAAATGGACCTCGTGAACTTGAAATTGTGAATGTTGGATTTGCCCCAGTAGAAGGATTACCTGTTGTTCCCCACGATGAATCGTACCAAGTGTTATTTCTGCCAATCCAAAAATAACCGTTGGTTGCGTCGTAAGCAAACTGAATAGTTCCCGCCGACAAGAAACGAGACGATCCAAGTGAGCCGCTAAATGCACCGCCATCACTTGTTACATAAATGCCAGTGCCGTTATCGTAGACTTCCCAAAGACCTGTTTGAACAGTTGAGCCGATAGTGAATGTTGGTGCAGTTAAGTTTGCAGCAAGAATACAAAGACCAACGCTTGCATAAGAGCCTGTGTTAGTCATCTCTGCGTACCACTTACCTGTTGACATAGGCATTGTGGACATTACTGCGTTTGGAGAACCCGAAGACAACGGATTTGTTAGGTTTCCGTCT